CATGCAAGATCAGATCAATTCTATATTATCTGGAGATGAAGATGAAGATGGTATTAGGGATTATGATGAATTACCTAGATACGTTCTCGAACATAACTTAATCTTACCTACGTTTGGTCTGGCAGGAGACAAGTTTATACAAATACCTTTATCCTATGGATTAAATCTAGCCACGAATTTTGGTAGAGCTTTAAGCAGAACTGCAAGAGGAGAATACACATCAGGAGAAGCCTCAAGAACTATCTTTGGTACTGCGTTTGAAAGCATTAGTCCGTTTGGTGGGTTTGATAATATATATAACTTAACTGCACCCACAGTTTTAGATCCATTCGTAAGTCTGGCTATCAACGAGGATTATAAAGGCGATCCAATATTTAAGGAAAGTCCTACGTTTGCATCAAGACCAACACCAGATAGTCAAGCATACTGGTCTAACACCAGCTCTATAGCAAAAGGCATTGCAGGATCAATAAATAGCATTACTGGTGGAGATGCAGTAGAGAGTGGTTATATTGATTTTAGTCCTAATACATTAGAGTTCTGGTTTGATTACTTTGCAGGTGGCACGGGAGCTTTTGCTCAACGCTCTTTAGAAGCACCATTTAATATCATTGACACTTTAAAAGGAGATTTTGAAGGCGATATAATGAGAGCAGTACCACTAGTTAGAAAAGTGATAATTAGTCCAAGTGAAAGAGAAGATGTAGGAAACTATTTAGAGAACAGACAAGACCTATTCACGATACTTGCAAGAATAGACCTTGCTAAGAAGTCTGGAGACATGGAAACAGTAAGAAGCCTATTTACGAGATATAAGGATCAAGTGAGGATTTCTGGAAGAATAAAGGCTATAGATAATGCAAGAAACAGATTATTAAGGCAGATTAAAGAGATAGAACGTAACCCACGAATACCAGAAGAAACTAAGCTAAACCTTAAAAGAATTAGAAGAGAGAAGATAAATGATCTAATGCGACAAGGTTTAATATTAATGAGAACTGCAGGATTTAAAAAGGCAGGGTAAAAGTTAACGTTAACTAATAGCTAAAAGTTTACGATATAATAGGTATTCCTGTCGCAGCGACTCAACGCACAAAATCAAATGACAAAGTAAAAGTGAGATAACCATTGTTTTAAGATGGTCTTGAACTAGGGTTCTGGCGACCACCTTGCAACAATGAACTTGTTTATTCAGATGAGGTTTCTTCACTAGCTAGTGCAGAATATCCACAGATATCCACATAGCTATCTTCATGATTAGGTGTTTCTATTAGTCTTGATAGCTTTACTACTATCATACATTGGTAAACTTGCTCTACAGTAATCTCTTTCTTTAAGATTACAGACCACATTTTAGCTATACGATCATGGTTCTTGTGTGCATCTCCGTATGAACTCGCCCTATCTCCCATGATTAAGTCCCTTGCTTTATTTAGTGTCTGCTTTCTCTTCTTCATCTTCTTCCTCCAAGTAGTCTTCTATGTTTTTTATTGAGTGTTGGTTAATGAATACTGGGGTGTCTTCTCCTACCCACGATCCTATTACGTTAAAATGAAACCACTCTATGGCTACTTCTTCTTCCATGCCATAGTCGTGCATCAGTATTAACAAGCATTTATCATAATCATATACTGCAATTTGCTTTCTACTAAAAGCACTTATGGTGCTTCCCACAAAAGCATCTTCATATCCATCAGCTAGTTTCATGTGTGTTTTCCTATTCCTTTAAAATGTTTTAAATCAAAGTGGCACATAGGCTCTTGATCTTGCCAGTCATTCCTATCCGATCTTCCACCTTGTTTAATCTGGTGATGACTAAAAAAATCTAGATAACCCACTTTGTCTGTCCACGATACAATTAATATTGGAGTTGTATTTGTTTCTCTGCCAAGTCTTCTGGCTTCTAATACCTTTGCTAAAGATACTATGTATGTTGGGAATGTTCCAAAGATATGTGTCCTACATTTAACCTCTGCAAAACCTATTAACTTATCATTACGATACATGGCATAATCTATTTTATATGACATGGGTAATTTAAAAGAAGCTACGTTCCAACATTGTGAAACGTAGCCTATAACATTTTTTTCTGATCTAAGGTCATCAACAGTTTCGTATAAAGTACGCATAAGTTAACGTTAACCTTTTTTACTTTCTACCCAAGCAATTATATCTTCTTTCTTGTAAAGATTTTTTGTTCTGCTTTCAGATTTTATTATGCCATATCCTTGAGGAAAGTTTTCCTCTGGGTTTTTTGTTAGCTTTAAAACCATCTGCTTACTTATTGATAGATATCTAGCAACACCATCTACTGTTAAAAAATCAGAAGATATGTCTGCATTATTCTCTGATTTCTTTTGAGATTTAGACATTTTCTTCCCTTATGTCTGGAGTTCCATCTTCATTAAGTTTTACCATGACAACCATATATCTTGATCCAACCCAATCCTTATGCAAGTCTTGTGGGACATCATTAGGGTGTATTGTCAATCTTATATTAGTTCCATTTTTGTCTTGCATCATAGATGTTTTGACTGCTTCAAACTTAACACTAGGTATATTTTCTTCTTCCATTTATATCTCCTTTAGAATGGTATTGGATCATCTAATTTATCATCAGATGGATTAGGCTCTTCTTTTGGCTTCTGGTAGCTCTGGGTGTTATCTTGTCTTTCTTTTTCTATGTTGGCTATTATTCTTAGGTAGGAATTCCCAGACTTTGCTACCTTTTTCCAACCCACAAGATTTACTTTAGGTTGCTCTATTCCCTCATTCTTTTGAGCTATGAGGTCATTAACAACATCAATATCTAATTCTAAAAGACCATTATAGTCTGGACTTTTTTCGCTTCTCTTTTGCTTTGCAACAAACAAAGCTCCAGTTGCACCATAGTTGTTTTCTTCCATTAATTTTCTCCTTGTTTAATTTCTTTTGCTCTCTCTTTGAAAGCATCTTCTACTTCTTGACGAGCAACCTCAGACATTGCCCTTAGTTGTCCTAGTGGCTCTGGATTGTTTTTCCAAAATGCCACCAAGTCCTCTCTGGTTGTTTGTGCTTTTAAAAATGTCAAAAACATATCTTTAATCATAGCAACCATTTTAGTATCTGGTTTATTATCTGATGTTTCTGCTTCATCTATTTCAGCTTGAGAATAAAAATCCCCATGAACACCTAAGAGTTTCAATATCACACGATCTATGGCTCTTTTCTCTGCCATAGCATAAGGATAACTGCTTTGTTTTGCATAAGTCTTATAATTGTCTGGACTTACTTCTCCAATAGACCAAGCAGTATTTTTCCCTTTGCCATCATCAATATATCCTTGCACAACCAACGACACTATTTTCTTTTCAGTATCACTTTCAACAATCTTTGGTGCATCAAACCACATACCTAAATGAGCCGATATTTTTTCTAATGCTTTATGCTTAACAATCATCACATTTTGATTTTGTGGCAATGACCAAACTGCACTTGATTTGTTTTTTAAATCAACAACTTCCCCAACTTCCTTGAGAAGTTTACTTAACTTTTCATTTATCTGAGCCATTACAACTTATTCCACTCCCTTATCTTATCTCTTATTTTTATATAAATTCTGCAGAGAAAAAACACATCTTGTGGCTTTCCTTTACCAGTAGCTTCTGCTATGTGTTCAGCTATCAACGATCTTTCTTTAGGTCGTGTGCTTGTAATCTTTGGCTTTAATTTAACAACACCACTTTTCTTAACTTTTCTTATGACTTTTTTAGGTTTTTGTTCTTTCATTTTATCCTCTCTTGATATTGGTTACAAAAATCAGCAACAGAACAATAGTTGCCACAACGAGTATATTCTCCAACTCGAAATTCCATTTCTAAATTTGTTTTTTTGACATAGGCTTTGTCAGTTTCATTATGCCATTCCATGTACTTGATAGCTTCTTCTTCGCTATCTAAAACTCTCAATGCTCTCTTCTGACCTTTTTTCTTTACTGCCCAAGTATCATCTTTTTTCCACATATCCTTATCAACACATGGATTTACATTGCCATAAACATCAAACATTATCTGTGCTTCTTGATGTTGTTTCATTCTTTCTTTTATGTATTTTAGCCTATCCTCGTAACTCCATAATGGTATGTCTACAAATACAATAGGTGCTTTTGGATAGTCTACTTTTCTTTCGCTATCTCTCCTATTCCAATCTCTTAGTATGGCACATATTTTAAGGCTAGTTACGTTGCTTTCTTTGAAAGCATTTTTATCGTCTACAAGGTAGGCATAGCAGTTTAATTGGTTTTCCCATTCTGGCTTTCCGTAAATAACAGACCAGACTGACGTAACTTTGTAATCTATAATATTTATTTGGTTGTTTGACATTTCCTGTCTGTCAACTGCACCAGATAAAACCCAACCATCTATTTCAGAATACAGTCGTTCTTCTGTAATGTCGTTTTCCGTATCTTCTGTACTTTCTAAAACAGAATGTACTGCCGTTCCAAATAACGACCAGATCATATCAACTGCATCAACTTCAATTTTGTCATGATGCTGTTCTTTTAATATTCTTATTCTGGGACTGTCTATTAATGTTGTTACTGAAATGTCAGCTTTGCCTTTACTATATTTATCGTTTCTGGCAAAATCCACGAATGGTTTAGGCATACCAAATTTATTTGTTATTTTCATGTGTCTTCTCCTACGCACTTTTGAAACTATTATGGAACTCTATATATGTCAATAGAAAACAATAAAAAAATTTTATTTACCATAGAGGGAGAACCTGCGAGTAAGTCAAACTCTAGGAAAATAGTCAGTTTTGGGAAAAGAATGGGTGTAATTAAATCTGAAAAAGCTAGGAATTATGAGAAATTATTTGCCAATCAATGTCCAACTTTAGAAAATCTTATTGAAACTGATGTCAAAGTAGAGTTAATTATACATTATGCTTCTAGAAGACCAGATTTAGATGAAAGTGTAATTCTGGATTGTATGCAAGGGAAGATTTATGTTAATGACAGACAAGTCAAGCAAAAGCATATATATTGGGGATTGGATAGAGAAAGACCGAGAACTCATGTCCGAGTGTCGCCTATGGAAATATGTGATCTGCCAAGCGATTTCAGATAGCTACTTAGGAAGTACCAAAGAAAAACTATCTGTGTCTAAGTGGATTTTAACTCAGGATTTTTCTGATGTTTGCGATCTTGCAGAATTAAACCCAGATAGATTATTTAAAATGATAAAAGATATATTAACTAGCAAACCAGTCGTTGCTAGGTATCTTGGTGAAAAATTAAAAAAAACTATTCAAGCAAGAAGTTTCCCCTACTAGTTATAACAATACAAGTTATAACTAGTAATATAATATATATATATACTAGTTATAACTAGTATTACTAGTAGATGTTAATGTTAACATTTGGATTGGCATCTCAAAAACGGCTATTGCCGTTACTTTGTAATCAAACTGTAAACAAATAATCAAACTAAATTTTTTTGTTGACGAGGTGTTTTTATGACACTATCTTTTTTTTCATGCGTAGGAGAGAATAATGGAATTAAAACAAAATATAAGGGCAAATGCCCTAAGATTGGGTAGTGGTCAACACAAGGTCAACTGTCCTTTTTGCTCTAGTCAGAGGAAGAAAAAAGATCAAAAAACATTATCGTTAAAAGTAGATGACAAGTCAGTTTATTATAATTGTTGGCATTGTAGTGAGAATGGATTTGTTAAGTTTGAGGAAAATAATTTCAGATTAATAAGGAGAGAAACTGTGGTTCATGCTGTTGACGATAATAGGTGGAGAGATTTAACAACAGAGAATGGCAGTATAACATATTTGAATAGCAGAGGGATATCAGAACAGACTGCTAAAAATGTAGGATTAAAGTTCAAGCATCATTACATTGCGTCAGAAAAAAAGGAGATGCCTTGTATAGTTTTCCCTTATGTCAGCAATGAAAAAACAGAGTTCGCCAAGATAAGATCATTCCCAGACAAAGGGTTTTCATCTCAAGGATCAGCAGTAAACTTCTTCAATATAGATAACGTAAATGATAATGATTTTATGATTATTTGTGAGGGCGAAATGGACTGCCTAAGTTTCATTGAGGTTGGATATAAGTCAGTAGTATCTATACCTCATGGTGCAGTTATGAAAGTTGTAGATGGCAAGATTGATGCTAAAGAAGATAGCAAATTTAAATTCATCTGGAACGCAAAGAAAAAATTAGATGATTGCCAAAAGGTCGTCATAGCAATGGATAGCGATAAGTCTGGTCAAGCTATGGCAGAAGAGTTAGCCAGAAGAATTGGTAAGGATAAATGCTTCAAGATAGAATACCCACAAGACTGTAAAGATGCCAATGAAGTTTTAACCAAACATGGCAAGGAAAAGTTAGATGAAATAACTGCTAACCCAGTACCTTATCCAGTTTCAGGTTTGTATGATGCTTCACATTTTTATGATGAAGTTGATGACATTTATGAAAAAGGGGTTGGCTCTGGTGTGTCTACTGGCTACACAGAGGTTGATCCATTATACACAGTTGTAGAGGGACAGTTAACAGTTGTTACTGGACACCCATCAAGTGGTAAATCTGAATTTGTAGATCAGATAATGGTTAATATAGCTAAAGAAAAGGATTGGAAATTTGGTATTTGTTCTTTTGAAAATGAGCCACGAATACACATAGCTAAACTTATTAGTAAGCATATGGGTAAACCATTTTTTGATGGCATGACACCTAAATTAACAAAGCAAGATTTGGAAGAGGGAAAGAAGTTTGTTCAAGATCATTTCTCATTTTTGTATCAAGCTGATGGATCATTGTCATCACTTGAAAGCATAATGGAAAGAATGAAAGTGGCAGTTATGCGACATGGGATCAGAGGAGTGGTAGTCGATCCATATAATTATATCTCAAAAGAAAATATAACTTCTGAAACTGATTGGATATCAGATATGTTAACTACGTTACGAGTTTTTGCTCAAGCACATGGAATACATATCTGGTTTGTTGCCCACCCAACTAAGATGATGCGTAAAGATGATGGGACTGTGCCACCACCAAAGGGATATGATATCTCTGGTAGTGCTTCATGGTTTGCCAAAGCTGATATAGGATTAACAGTTCATAGACCTAATCCATCAACATCAAGTATGAGCCAGATATTAATTTGGAAGTGTAGATTTTCTTGGGTGGGTTCTATTGGGGATTGCATGTTGTGTTTTGATAAGGCAACATCAAGATATATAAGTGCAGAGGATATGGAAACTGCAGAAGATATGCTTATGCCAGATAAACCTAAATATAAAAAGCCACCAATAAGAAGCTATTATGAAAAAGAAGATGACGAAGACATACCCTTTTAACAATAAGAATGTTAAGCCAGAGTTTGTAGGCAACTCTAATAAAGTTAGAATGAGAATTGTAGATCAAACATGCCTAGATACGTTATTAACGCATGATAGTATATCATTAGATAATTATAGAATATTGGATAGGTTGGCATCTGATTTTAATTTGTCTGGTATGGTGGGAATAAAAGCTAGTAATTATTCTCCCAGAATTGTCGCTAATCACGACACAAATAATGACAACATACATATTTTAAGAAGAAAAGTTTACGAATGTATTAGGTCGGTAAAGGTCGCAGGTGGATCTAGTTGCTACAACGTACTAATGAAATTGCTGACAGATAAGAATTTATCTAGACCAGACTTAGAGTTTTTGGAAAATAATATAGGTGGGATTGTTAAGCCAATAAAAGAATATTATGAAAGTTGGAGATTAAGTTGACTTAATACAAAGGTGGGATTATGTTTGTCTTGAGTGAGTAATTTTCTCATGCTCTCACTTCTTACTACGCAAAAGAGGGCGAACCTCTCCAAGTTCGCCCTCAATTTATTTTTTATCTATTAACCCTTTTTGCAAATAAAATTCTTAACTTAGGACTTACGCAATTATATTTTTGCATAATCCTTTTTTCATTTTCAGTCAGACATATTAAACGCAAAAAGTTTTTCTTCTTATTTTTGACTAATAGATTTTTCATTACTTATTTCTCCATATAGTTGATTAATGTTTATGTTGGAGATTTGTATCAACTGTATAAGTAATAATTCCTAAAAGTTAACATTAACAGTTACTCGTCAAATGTACTGCCATTACGCATGTGCGTAATTCCAGAACTAGACACCTTAACAACTCTGCCAATCTTATCTCTATCTGATAATCTGGTAGGTACATCTTCAAACCTTTCTTTCATACCTAATTCTTGAGGTGTTTTGTTTTTATTTTCTTTCTGGATTTGTATGTGTATATCCTTAAGACTATCTCTAATTCTTAATTGATCGTGTTTTTTCTTTTGCATAATTATCGTTTATCCTTAATCAGCGAATACTCTTGCTACAGAGCATCTAGGTTAATTTGGTAGTATTCGTACAGAGGGTGGAGGTAACACCCTCTGCACAAGGCTTAAAATAGCCTTTTTTGTGGCTTTCCATATATTAACTGTTCATACTTTAAAGGGATCGCAGTTTTACCCATAATAATTGTCGAATAAAAGAATGAGGGAACAAATATCTAGGGATATATAGCATTTAGGTCGAGGGCAATAATCAAACCTCACGCACCCACTTTCACGCACCTATAAGGAGTGATCCCTCCCCCTATTCTTTAAAAAAGATACTGTAAAAACTAACTAGTATCATTGTTAATCCTATTGATCCTATAAATATAGTTATCAGTATACCCTCAACACTTTGCATATAATAACTATTAGGATCAGCTAATGTTACAATGGACATAAGCATTACACATATGCCAAGTAAGAATAATAAAAACCTATCTATATTATCCATTATAACATCTCCAGATGTTTTTCAAGTGGGATAGAGTTCATCTCTTTTTCAGTAGGAACGTCAACTAACTCTGCAATCTTTTCTAAAGCAAGTTGTCCATTTTTAGATAGCCTATCAAAATCCCAATACATCTCAATAACTAATTCTTGTAATCTTTCTTTATTCATAATCATTCTCCCATTTTTTTATTTGAGTTATTAACCCTCTGGCACATTCGTATCTGCCATCAAGAATACCTAATTCTCTGCTATCAACATCATCATCATGAGGATTTGCATGAACATCAGCTATTTCTGATTTGAGCCAAGCCTTGATCTTTTTTATGAGCATTACCTTTCTCTCATAATGCTCACGTTGTCTTTCTTCTAACTTGTTTACATACAAGTCTATCTTAGATGGTTTATCCATTTTCTTCCTCCACTATAAATTTAACTTCAAATATTCCATCAGTATCTTTTCCATATGTTGCATAAATTTTGTTTTTTACTACAAAATCCAAAACTAATTTTTCAACTTCAGAACGAGGTTTTATTTTATAATTTTTATCATAAGACATTAGCAACCTTTCTTAATTGTAAATAATGCTCTCTTTAATAAATCTGCCATGTAGAAATCTTTTTTCTTTTGCAGTCTAGAAACTTCTTCATTTACTAAACCCTCTATTTCCCACATGGCATTTTGCCATTCGCTAGGCTCTTCTGGTAGTTCTTCTTTACTCACTTTAATTCTCCTCTTCATTATAATCTTTAAACATATTTCTTATCCATAGTTCGTTCTTTATCTCGACTAGAATAATATAATTACTTTCAGCTACCATACTTGGATTGCTTAATACAAACTCTCCAACATTCTGATATTGCCATTCTAAAAGAGATGTTTCTACGTCATGGATATACTCTCCATACTTTTCTTTGTAGGCATCTAAGCCAAACATTTTATATATTTTTGCAGTAGATAATTTCAATTTGAAACTCCTAAAAGTTAACGTTAACATTGGTTGGTTTTTTTGTCGGCAAAATTGAACACCTACTGCCACATATAACGTAGCAGTAGGTTTTAGCTTATGACAATAGACTGCCAATAACATTTCTGCCTATTCTCTGGGACACATTGGTTTCTGCTCTTCTAAGGTCTGGACTAACAGATAAAATCCTTTCAGATGGTCTTATAACCTTACCAACTTTATTGATCTCATAATCAGATTGTTTAAATGATGCCAACCACATATCGCTATGCATTGTGATATCGCCACCATGTGAATGTAATATAGTAGCTTTGTGAACATCTATATTATCTTCTTTTAATCTTCTGATTGGGTTAGGTACAACACTCATTACAAAACATGGTCTTCCCTTGTATTGGACACCATGTAATCCGTGCTTATACACCTTGTGATACCATAAAGGATTAACAGATATTTCTGTTCTGGAATAAGTTGATTGCCCTTTTACAACACCATTATCAATATTTCTTTCGCTTTTAATATCGATATAAGTTCTGGGATTGTTTTCTTGCCACCAATGTGCTGACATTTTTTTAGTTCTTTCAGCAGACACTTTGTATAAATCAAACTTTTTCATGTAATCGTCTGTGCCAATAGAACCTTTTATTGCCTTTGATCTATAATCTCTTATAGCATTAATTAAATGACCTATAGAGTGCATAGCTTGGCTACCATTGTAATCTATAGCATCTTTAACCTTAACAAGTTCATGTGCTTTTTCTTTAGAATAAAGATTGCTTTTATTTTTTAGTTCATAATTATCTGATATGAAATAAGAAATATCAAAACCAAAACTTTCTGAAATTGTTTTAATTGTTTCTTTAGACTGCTTGTAAAACATGTATTTTATATCGTCTATTCTCGATAGATTTTTGTATATATTCATTAAGTACTCCAATAATAAATGTTAATAAAATATCCACACGCACTAACATGGGTGCATGTGGATTGTTATGTGAATAGTTAAGCAACTTTTAGATAAGTAGTTGTTCCAATAGGTGCTTCATCTTGCCTAGTGTCAGTAGATACCCATAGGACTGGATAATTAGGCTCTTCTCTTGGGTAATCGCCAATGCCAAGATCAGTAAAATAAATGAAACTATCTACATTAAGATTTTCTCTTTCGATATAATCAAATACTGGCATTACCAGAGTGCCACCTCTACCCTTGCAGACGATATCTTTTACAGTTTCGCCACTCTCATACTTAACAACATCTTGAATTTCAGCATCACAAGTTATGATAGTAATAGAGTTTGGTTTAACCTCGTCTGATAGTGAGTTAAGTTCTCCTAAGAAATAGGATAATTCCTTATTGCTAACACTCCCAGAGGTATCAACACCAATAACAATATCTCCAACACCAACCTTATTAGATATTGGAGTTATGATTTCGTTAAGATGCCATTGTCTGCGATTAGGTCTGCGAAAAGAATAACCCTCTGGTTGATCTCCTACACAATGTCTTCTTAAAACGTCAGTCCAATCAACTTGAGATCGTTTCATTTCATTAATGATATCCTTAACACTAGATGGCAATTTGCCAATAGCTTTAGCAGTATTAACTGCCATCATAGTTTCAGCATTAATTGTTGCTATCTCTTGTTTGATTTGGTCTTCTGTCTTACCCTCTTGGGGAATAACATTCCCCCATGATTGAGGTTTTGGCTTTGGTTTAGTTTTACTTTCCTCTTGCAAGATATCGTATATCTTTTCAGATTTCATATTAGCAAAACGTATGTCGAGCAGTCCACCCTCTGGCATAGACATTAAACCAGATTGTGTGAGTGAAAAGTTTATCGCATAATCAGTAGCGATATTCCACAACTCATGATCTCTTTTACCAAATCTTAAATGATGCAGTAACACTCTATGTAAACACTCATGACATAAAACAAAGTCAAGTTCTGGCTCTGTCAGACTATCAGTAAATTCTTCATTATAGAATATGTTAGTTCCATCAGTTGCCATAGTTGGTATTTCATTCTTAATAACTAATGGCATCTTATAAAGAATAGATGCGTAAAAACCCAATCCATTCTTATCTTTGTCGACCATAAGTCTAACCTTAGATCGTACTAGCTTTCTTTGTAAATCGTGCATTAAACACTCCCTAAAAGTTAAGGTGTAACATTTAAGTTACACCAAATATTTACCATTGCCAGATTTCCCAGCCCATAGACGAACATCTTTATTTTGCTTTAATGTTTCATCTCTGCTTAAGGCATCTTTAAGAAAGTATGCTTGAAATTCCTCATTAGGTAATCTCTGAACATACTGCAATATACTACCCATATTCTTATCGTTTGCCCTCATAGACAAAGCTGAACACAAAGCAAACATGATTGGTGGCTCTTCTACTAATTGGGTATTCATAGGATCAGCAATTAACTTATCTAGGTCTGGACATTTTTCGTGGATATCCATATGCGTTTTTAAGTTGGCATATGCTGACGTACCTATTTGACCAGATATAGCTTCTGCCATAGCTTCAGCATCTAAGTTCCATCTAAGCATTGTTGACACCCTCTCATGTGATCTTGGAGTAGGGTAAGCATTAACACCTTTTTGGAATTGATGTAAAAACTCTGGTTGGAAACGCAACCAAGAGATAATTCTATGGTCAACACCAGACTTAGCAAAGTAACTGCAAGTGTCATCTAGGTTAGCTTCAATCTCTAGGAATGAAAGTCTATCTACTAAATGCATAGGCATTGCATTAGTCCCTGCTTTGTCAGATAATTTGTTACCACATGACATGATGTAACAATGTGATCTGTCAATGTGATATTCTCCAACCCTATATTCATCACATATTTGAGCATAGATATTCATGTTCAAAACGGGTGCTTGTGGCAGTTCATCAAAGACGTAAAGAATACCCTTACTGCCATCAGCTTTTAACTGCTCCCATTTATCATTTGAAACAATCCAATCTGGTCTTAACACTTTCATGTTATCGCCATCTGGCATACGCATACCACCAATATCAGTTGGTTCAAATTGTGCTAGGGAAACAATGACTAAATGTAAGTTCATGTCTTTTGCAACTTGCCTACACAAAGCAGTTTTACCAATACCCATGCTACCCTCTAGATGTAGGGATATAGGCTTTTCTGCGTAGTTATTTTTATAATCAAATTTGAAACTTTGGTTAATAGCTTCTACTAATATTCTTCTTGCAATGGATAATCTCATTACACACTCCTAGTTTTAAATGTTATGCCACTTTGTTTATTGTAGCTGAAAAGTTGGTTACCAGATTTTAACTTTATACTGCCTTGATCTAGTCTAAATCTTCTATATTGTTTTTTCTGAAAATCGTAGACTGTGATTAAGTCTGGTGTATCTCTGGTTTCAAATTTTAATACACCATGAAAGTATCTTTTATCTTTAGTGGACATCTTATAGAAATTTCCACTAACAATGCGACCTTTAAAAAAGGTAACGATTTCTTTTTGTTTATTCATAATAACTCCTCAATATCTATTTGCTGATTATTAATTTCAGCTTGGTTAAATTGTTTAGCAATTTTTTGCTTTTCGATTTCAAGATTGTTGGCAATGTCTAACAATCCATCTTGGACTAGATCAGAAATAATCTGATCTAGCTTTTGAATGATGTCTAATTCATTCATATTTTATAACCCAAGTTTATTGAATACGTCTTTTACTTGGGTGTTATCCTCTGATTGATCTTTGGTGCTATCCTTGACACTTTGATCATGAGCATCACGCATACGTTTAGCATCAGCTAAAGTTTCTTCAATGATCTTGATGTCATCAGCAGTTAAATCAGTAGGCATAAACATATCTTCTTCTATGCCATTCTCATTCTTTACTGCTTTAGTTTTGCCATAGATCATTTTGGCGATCTTATCTCCAAGTAACACCTCTTCTTGAGGGTTGACTGCCTTTTTAAGTTTAGTCTGCGAGGTTATATCGTTTTCTTCCATGATATCCCTAATCATCTCAGGTGTAGCTTGCGAGGGTACGTCAAATTTAACTACAAACTTAACTGAATTATCTTTGAGTAATTTAGCATTTGCAGAACTCATGGAACATTCATTTATAAGATCTTCACTAATTGCTCTAGTATCAGCTTTAGTTAAGTTGCCACTAGCAGATAATTTTAATGGTGCTATGTGCGTTATTAAACCAACGTATTGATCTATTTTTAGTTCATTAACTAGCTTGGTATTATCTGAATTGGTAGTCTTTAAACCACTAATTTCAGCTTCACTGCCTCTTATTTGATCTACTAATTCATTGGTAAATCTAGGGTCATTTTTAATATTTTTATTCAATGTCTTATCCTCTTTTATAATTGGTGTTATGTTATCAAAGTTAACTTTATTGATTGTTTTAATTTGATCTTCTTTGTTGCTTACAACAATTTTTTTAGCATTAGCCATTAGTCTATTCTCCATTATCTATTATATGTTTTGGTTTAATTTCTATTGATAAAGTGGTTTTGTTATTTGTCTGATATTCGTATTCAAACATTTCTTTTTCAATTTCATTTCTATTTTTTGAAGTAGCTATTAAAACACCATTATGATTTCTAGCTACATAAACACCTCTCATTGCCATCTTATAAACTCCTATTTGATTAATTATTAAAAGAAAATTGATCGTTATGTATGCTTGGAATATAAGCATCATCACTTTCAACATAGTCTGTTTCTTCTTCCTCTTTAATTTTATCTAAGACTTTATTAAAAAGATTTCCTAGTTTATCTTGACGATTATAAAGAGCAGTTAATTTTTCTTTTATATCTGCTTTTAATGGAAAGTTTGATTTGTCAGAAATTTCTGTAATATCAACGTCAATAACTGTTAATTCTAAATCTAAGTCTTCTAATATTTTATTATAATTCATATTTGAAACTCCATTGTTAATTAACTGTTTCACTCTTTTGAGATCATCAGATCAAATACACATTTGATTACAGTATTTTTAGAGGGCAATAAAACTGCCCTCTAATATTTGTTATGACTTACGATAAAACCCAAAACCCATTGCAAAGAGTGGATCATGTGTTGCACCTTTGCTTTGGTAGTCTTATCTGCTTTGGCTCGTGTATCTCGAGTTGACACTCTCTATTTGCTTATCTGATATCGCCTAGTCAACTTTGACATGGTAGGGTTTCAGTTCGTGTCGTGGGTGGCTAACCCTTTATCTTCCTAGCCTTTGACCTCCTAAAAAAAGTTAAAAAAATAACTCCCTATTCAATACTACAACCATATATTAAAGTCAAACCCTAATGTAACATAATTTAATACTATGTAATTCAATATAATAAATCCCTTATATATACTAATACGATTGAGAAACTAAAATTATTCAAAAATAATTAAAAAAAATTGTTAATGTTAACATTTAGAGAGGTTATCGTCTGTAATGTATAGCTGAAGCTAAAAACCTCCAAACAATAAAAAAGGTCTAATGATACCTAATATACCCTTATGTATCTCTATGGTCTTTAAATGGCTATTAAATACTATTTCATGTTTTGTTCTATGGTTTACAGTTTTATATTTTGTATGTTAATAAAAATTAGGTGTAAATTTATAGAGGTTAGAAGATAAATCATGACTAAGAAAAAAAACGATAAAAAACCAAATTTAAAATTAGTGTCAGATAAAAAAGAAATAACAAAATTGGTAAAGTCTAAAGACCAACCATTAACAGCTAAACAATTACAGTTCTGCGAGTTAATTTGTGATGGCTACACAAAAGCTGATGCTTTTAGAAAAGCATATGATGTTGGAGCAGATACAAAAGAGAAATCAATTCATGAGATGGCATCTAAGACTTTTAACAATATCAAGGTTATGGGGAGAATTAAGGCAATACAAAATCAAAGGGCAGAAGATCAACGCATGTTGGCGATCAAACGATCTGAATTTATTATGAAACAGTTGGAAAAAGAAGCAATGGATTTAGACAATAACTCTAGCAGTAGGATAAGAGCTTTAGAGCTGATGGGTAAATCTGCAGAGGTTGGTTTATTCGTGGATAAAGTAGAGATGAAATCTGAAAATATAAATATGACTGCAGAAGAATTACAAGATCAGCTAAAAGAGAAGCTACAAAAGTTAATTGGTAACAATTAGCCTAGCTTTGTTATTTTCGTCAGTCTGTTTACCCCACCTATCCCTACCCACCCGTGTAGCCGTAGCCCTGTCCATGCGTACTACAGTTTGATTTACTCACATAATTTCATAAATTTTTCAAACCGATAGGGGGTACCCCTATTTTTACAGTTAAATGCCAATTACCCACCCCCCTAAAAATAAAAAAAACAAAAAAAATTAATTTTAGGGTTGTCTACTAGTTATAACTAGTATATATATTTAGTTATACTAGTATAAATAACTAGTTATAACTAGTAATGTTATAACTAGTAGGGAAAACGGATTGTCAAATAACGTTATAAAACTAGATAAATACAGAAAGCCAAAAGTATATGCCTCCGACATTGAAGGAGAGTTTCCTGAATTGGAAGATCCCGTTATGATTGGATGGGCATATGATGATGATGGCAATAAATCTTTACATATTGTTTCTGCTGTAGATACTGAAGAGTGTCTTTGGATGATTGACTTGGCACAGAAGATAGTTGATAGTCGATCCAGTAGTAATGTGAATGACAATGAATGATCTGGCAAATATATTAGAAGATGCATATCAAAACTTAGATCAGTTTCCTCCTGATAAGCAAAGAGAGATATTAGATCTTGTTGATAAGATAAACGAAACACAAAATAAAGAGCAGGCAAGAAAAGAATTTCTTCCTTTTGTTCGTGCTATGTGGCCAAGTTTTATTCATGGGAAGCATCATGAGATTATGGCAGAGGCATTTGAGAGAGTGGCCCGGGGTGAATTAAAAAGATTAATTATCAATATGCCACCCCGTCATACCAAGTCAGAGTTTGCTAGTTATTTATTTCCTGCATGGTTCTTGGGAATGTATCCAGAGAAGAAAGTTATCCAGACAGCACACACTGCAGAGCTATCGGTGGGCTTTGGTCGTAAAGTTCGTAACCTAATACAGAATGAAGACTTCCAAAATATATTTCCCGGCATAGAATTATCCACAGACAGTAAAGCAGCAGGTAGATGGAACACAAATAAGCGTGGTGATTACTTCGCGATAGGTGTAGGCGGTGCCGTGACAGGTAAAGGTGCTGATATTCTTATCATTGATGACCCACATTCAGAGCAAGAAGCAACAATGGGTGAATATAACCCTGAAGTTTATAACAAAGTTTACGAATGGTATACATCTGGACCTCGTCAGAGACTGCAACCGGGTGGTGCAATCATACTTGTGATGACCAGATGGTCAAAAAGAGACCTGACAGGACAAATTATTAACAAATCTGTTGAAAGAGAAGGCTCAAATGAGTGGGAAGTCATAGAATTACCTGCAATTATGCCTTCAGGCAAGCCATTATGGCC